CTCGCCCATCTCATTCTTGGCTTGCTTTAGTTCTACATCATCTACTACCCCTGTCTCAGAGGCTTTAAACTCAAGCAGACCCCATCCATCCTCTTTCTCTGCCCTGTCTCGCAGTTCTTTGAAGTGGTTATGTCCTTTGGGTGTACCAATGAATAGACACCAGCCCTGTCTGTCAACCAAGGCAGGTCTGCATATGTCTGTCCAAATCTTAGGGTTTTGGTCGCCAATTTCGTCTAGTATGACCCCATCAAAATACTGACCACGAAGTGAATCGGGATTGTCAGAGCCATATAACTGAATGCGCCTACCCCAAAAATCCACCCTAAGTTCAGAAATGTTTGTTGTACCGCCTAAAGGCTCTGCGTATTTAACAAGGTAGTCCCATGCCACTCGCTTGGCTTGTCCGTAGGTCGGGGCTATATAGGCGTACCTTGGGGCTTCTTTTTGGTTAAGCAACGATTCACGGATTAAATGATTTAAAGCCGCAACAGTCTTACCAAACCGCCTATGAGCAACAACTACTGCAAAACGCTTGCCTACCAGTAAATCATGCACCTTTAACTGGTGTTCCCTTGGTTTGTAGGGAATAATTAACTCTGCCATTTAATAACCAGTTCAGAACCTTCTGGCCCACTATGTTCAACGGCATGGGTTTCTTTCCATCTAGCCCTAGTCTTTAACCAGAAGATAGCAGCAGCAGTATTGCCATTCTTAGCCTGTTGGAACAAGGTCTGCCCAATACTAGCGTTAGCATCGATGCGCCCATCATCCAGTTCCTTCTTGTAATACTTTACAAGAGTATCGGAACTAATCTCTAGTTTGGTAGCTATGTCTTCAAAGGTAATGCCAACAGCAGCCAGAGTCTTTACTAGCTTCTTATTCTCATCAGTCGGCTCATATTTTTTGCCCTGTTGCATTTTATATCTCCGAAGGTTCATTGTTAGCAGTTACTAACATAGCTTTTTTGCCTGTGAAATCTTCCCATCGCTTTACTATGACATCGCAGTACTTGGGGTCTAGTTCCATTAAATACCCATGCCGACCATGCTTTTCTGCCGCCAGTAGTGTTGTTCCGCTACCACCAAATGAATCCAATACTATGTCGCCACCTTTTGTATTGTTTAGCATTTGGTACTCAAAAAGTGCAACAGGCTTCATTGTTGGATGCTCTTTACTTCTTGAAGGTCTTTCAAACTCTAAAATAGTTGTTTGCTTTCTATCTGTCGCCCAAAGGTGTCCAGCACCCTCTTTCCATCCATACAAGCAAGGTTCATGCTTCCAATGGTAGTCTTGGCGACCCATAACCATACTAGACTTCTTCCAAATCAAACATTGGCGCACTTTCCAGCCAGCATCTTGTGCAGCACCACGGAAGTTGTAACCTTCTGAGTCGGCATGCCAAATATAAAAAACAGCACCTTGTTTCATTACCAAATCGGCAGTTACATAAGCATCTCGCAAGAATTGGCGAAATTGGTCATCGCCCATGCTGTCGTTTTGAATTTTTAAGGCGTCTTTTGTTTTTCCCTCATAAGCAACGTTATAAGGTGGGTCAGTTAACCACATATCTACTAGCTGACCATCACATAACTTTTCCATGTCATGAATACTGCAAGAGTCTCCACACATGACACGATGCTTTCCAAGTTGGTAAATATCGCCTAATTTAGTCTTTGGTTCTTCTGGGATTGCTGGCGCATCATCTTCGTCTGTCAAACCAACAACAACCTCAGGCTCAAGCAATGCGTTTAGTTCTTTAGGGTCAAACCCCAATATATCTAAGGCAAATCCGTCTGCCAGCAAGTCGTTTAACTCAATGGTCAGCATTTCATTGTCCCACCCTGCGTTTAAGGCTAGGCGGTTGTCGGCAATGATGTAAGCCTTACGTTGGGTTTCGGTTAGGTCTTTTAACTCTATAACTGGGACTTCCTCATGTCCTAGCTTACGAGCAGCAGAAAGTCTGCCATGACCTGCAATGATGCCGTTGTCGCCATCAATAAGAATTGGGTTAGTCCACCCAAACTCTTTAATGCTTGCCGCTATCTGGGCAATCTGTTCATCAGAATGAGTCCGTGAGTTCCTAGCGTATGGAATCAATGTTGATACTGAACGCCATTCTAATTTACGATTTTGTGTCATGTTGTATCACTCCCTTTCGGGTTGGTGAAGTTAAAAGGCTAGTTTATACCACTAGCCAAGGTTTTATTTCATTCTGCCCATTTTCTTAGCAGCTTCTGCCATAGCAATAGCAATTGCTTGGTCACGGCTCTTTACAACCTTACTGCCTTTGCCAGAGTGCAGAGTACCTTTTTTGTACTCACCCATTACTTTGCCAACCTTTTTCTGACCAGCTTTTGTCATTTTCATGTTAGTCACCATTTAACCTTGTTAGCCCAATATGCTGCACTCATCTTACCCTTGGCAATGTTCTCAGCGTGACGAGCCTTAAACGCTTCGTTACGCTTCGTGCCATCAGGTGAACCCTTTGCGCCTTGCTGACCAAAACGAATTAGCTTTACATCCTCACCAGACTTAGCTAAAACAGCGTGAGACTTGGTAGGATGGCTAGGAGTAGCTTTGGGCTTGTTATAGCCAGAAAACTGCTCTGACCCACGCTTAATCACTTCTTTTTAGCAGTCTTAGCTGCTTGTTTAAAAGCATCAGCCGTAGGCGCACCCTTCGAGCCAACCTTACGCATACGCTCTGGGGTCTTCCCTGCTGCTTTCTGCGCCTCTATACGCTTCTTCTTCGCAGCGATATTTGCATACAAGCCCATCATTTTTTTGGCTTCTTTGCTTTGTTCTTTGCAGTACGCTCACCACGCTCAGGCATGGGTTTAGTCTTCTTCTGCATATATTTCTGCATCATCTCTGTTGCTTGCTGATTTATCATTTTCTTCCTCGGTTATTGGCCCACCACTAATCCATGCTTCACAAGTTCGCTTAGAAGCACACTTAAAATCAAACACTTCACAATAGCCCAAGTCACCAGCGTCAATGACTTCCCAAGCATCCATCTCTGTACCGCCCATTTCCAAGCCTGATTCAATGCAAGCAAGCATCTTAGGAGTTTGGATAAAGGCAGCGCAGTTACCGCAACGAGACTTTTTAGCCTGTGCAGGTGAGATTCTCCAAGCCTTAGAAATGTCACGCCAATAGTCCATGTTTGGCTCATTGGGATTCATTGGGCCATAGTTCGCCTTATCAATGGCTTTCTGGCGACACTCAAGATTGACTTCTACGTCACCTGTGGCAACTGGACACGCTTCGCCCTTTTTCTCTTGGCTTTGTATCTCAATCTCAATTTTTACGGATGGTTCTAGTAATCCACTCATGGCTATCCCTACGGAGTTTGTGCTATTTTCTCACAAAAAAAAGAGAGACGCAAATCTCTCTAAAGTCTCAATGGCAACTGAGTGCGTCCATTGTGCGCTATCTAAAAAGTTTTGCAAGTGTTTCATTTAGCACCGACATTTCATCTTGCTTGTAAACAGCCCAAATCCTAGCTGACCCATGTATGCCGTTATGTGACCCTTGGTGACAGTCCTTGCATAAAGGAATACATAAGTATTGGTTATGCTGAACAATGTGGTGTGCATCACTAGGAGGAGAAGCATCACAAACCCCACAAGGCATTTCCTTAATCTTTGCTAAGTGGAGTCTTTCCCTGTTATTAGGTCTGTTGTTCATGTAATTTCTATGATTACAGGGTTTAGCAGCAGACGAGCATATTCCAATGCTCTCTTTTCTGCATCATCACCAAGCATACATTTTTGGTATCTCCATTCAAACTCGTACCATTTTTTAGTCTCGACACTCCATGCGCCATCAGCGTCTTTTCTAATTCTTACTTTCATTTTTACTCCTTAGTTTGGCTTGTATGCGCTGAAATGCCACAAGATAGTTGCCTCGCTCTGCAATCTGACAGGCTTCCAAAAAGTCCTCATCTGTCAGCCCAACCCATGTGCGCTGTCCCAAATGTGAAAATCTATCAACAGGTATTGTTGTTGAAGAATTAGTTACACAAGTGCAAGTGATTGCAGTTCCAAGTTCCCATCGTTCATTACAGTTGTTGCATTGGCTATAAAACATTTTTCATACCCCTGACAAAAGCAGCAAAACTATGGGCTGTGTCACCAAAAGGCATCTTGTCAAACTCTAAAGCCACTTCCTCAAGAACATGGTTTCTTTGTGAGGGTGAAACGTAGGTATCAAAATGATAGGGCTGACCTTGAGATTTTAAGATTTGCTTACCAAGGTTGCTTTGTTGCTCAACAACATTAAATGCTTCGTCTTCCTCTTTAGTCCAATCAGTCATGCTTGTCCCCTTGCTCGGATAGCGGTAGCGCAATGGTCACAACCAAGTGCATCCAACTGCTTTGCACACGCCTCACGCTCTTGTTTAGCAACCAGATAGGCAAAGTTTTCAAGCATCAATTGACACATATTAACTTCGCCATCATCAAAGCCAACTTCTAGGGCTATGCGAATAACGTCTTCTCTAGTCATACCAAAACTTTAGTAAAACAAGGACTGCTGCCCAGAAAGCAGTCAGCCCTACAAGAATTAACTTCCAAACCTTATTCATGCTCGTAAGCAATAATCTTGGCATGGTCAGCTTCAGCAAGTAAGTGGCTAGACAATCTCATTGTCCCTTCAATCTCTAATTCTTTAAATTGTTGGTCAGTAAAGATGCCCATGACATTGCGTCCTTCAAACCAGACTTCATCAATGTTTTCGTTGTAAGTTCCTTCTTCGTCCTGCTCGTAAGTCATCACGACAGTAACGATTACAGAACCTTCGCCAGTTGTTGTGTCAAATTCGTATTTCATTTTGTATCCTTAAAAGTACCCTTGCGAATTGCTTGGGCTGACGCAAGTATAGCAAACTAAACAAATTATTTACTAGGTGTTTATACCTACTTACAGATTTATTTCTTTTTCTGCTGCCCAAGAGTAAAGCCACTCTACAAACTCACTTGCTTGCTCTTTGGTGAAGTTACGAGTCTGAAACCCTAGCTGGACAATCCCTGTGCTATCAAGGTTAGGAATTACCTTCCCACCAGAGTCACCACAGTCACGCATAAACTGGTCAACCAACAAGCGTTTCCAATCATCTGCTGACCACTTAGCCCCTAAATGCTGTGCTTGTTTAGCAATGTCGTTAATCATTGCATGATATTTTTCCTCTTGCTCACGAGTTTTGCTTTTCAGCTTTATCTCTATCGTTAGATGTTTGCCAGCGTCCAGAGCCTTAGTTATCTTTTCCCAATTGTGGCGAATAATGGTTTTCGCCTGTTCTGTGCTTGTCAGGTTAAGAATCACGTTTCACCCCTATCATTCGTAATGCGCTCTCAGCGTCATTTACTCTGCACAAGGTACTACCTGACCAATTCTCGAAAAAGTCGGCTTGTAGCTTCGTTAAACGCTTTTTAGAGTCCGTTTTAATCTCCACCAGAAAGGTGTGATTCTTGTAGCCAACCAAAAGGTCAACTGGTAAGCCAATAATCCAAACGTAAGCACCTGCTGCCCTGAGTGCTGAAACTATCTGAATTTGATTTGCATCAACCCTTGCTGCGTGTCTCATTTCGTATCCTGTTCATTCTTTCCCTCAAATCCAAAGTAGCGGATTCGCCTCTGATTCGTTGCAAGTCCCCTAACACACCCTGCCACCAGAGCAACGCTTTGCTTGAGCCAATCATCGATTTCTTTTGGTTGTACCTGCGTATCCACTCTTGGGCTTCGCAGTTTTTGAAGTGTTCCAATTCGGCTGGAGTCATTTGTAGGCCAGTTAAAAGTCATTTAGGATTCCCCACGCAGCTGCTGCCACTTCTGGAACTTGGCCGTTCCCACAGGCTTTAACTCTGTCCAGTCTTGAGGCCATCCCATCATCCATTCCGAGAAATTCGCTGGCAAATGATTTCCAGTCATCAGTCGATAAGCACTTGTTAGCTTCGCTCCAAACTCCGTGCCAGTTTTGTGACTTGTTCTCACAAATCTTTTGCCTGTATAAGCTATTCCGTTTGTTTGACCTGTCATGTAATCTGTGGCTACGGGAGTGGGCCACCAACCAAAATCGTTCCCTTCTGTGGGGTGCGCCAACATAGTCTGCTCCCACAACACCCCATCTCGCATCAAACCCCAATTTGGAAAGGTCTGCAAGCACTCTGTCGAGTCCATTATTAACGAGCATTGGGGAGTTCTCCACAAAGACAAATCTGGGTCTAACTTCGCCAATAATCCTCCCCATCTCTTTCCATAAGCCACTTCGTTTTCCGTCAAGGCCAGCCCCCCCCCCCGCAACGGACAAATCTTGGCACGGAAAGCCTCCAGATATAACGTCAACAATTCCTCTCCACGGCTTTCCATCAAAGGTTTGTACGTCATCCCATACTGGGAAAGGCGGGAGAAATCCGTCATTTTGTCGGGCGCACAATACGCTTGCTGGATAGGCTTCCCATTCAACGGCACAGACTGTTCGCCATCCGAGAAGTTTTCCCCCAAGTATTCCTCCACCAGCACCTGCGAAAAGAGCCAACTCATTCATGCCCTGCCTTTCATGTTTTGCATAATCTGGCGAATATGGTCTGGCAATGGCGCAGCCTTTTTCGCATCAGCTTTAATCTTTTCTAACGCAGGGTCAGGCTCATTTCTGCTCGGAACTGTGAGCCTAACAACATCGTAAGGATTTTGTTTAGGTGCGTTAGTGCTTCTCACCCAATTACGCCAAGTAGCAAACCAATCCAACTTCACACCCTTTTGACCTGCTTGGGCTATCCAATAATCCTTGAACTGGTCAAAGGTTTTGACAGGGCTAAGTTCTGGTCTTGTCTGTTGACAGAACTGTTCCCATTCCAATGGAAAACTAAAATCAGAAGCGAGGCGTTTGCCGAGTGTCTTCTTCTCTTGGTTCTTGGTTAATGGTTGTTGGTTATTGGTTGGTTGAACCTCTGTTGAACGCTCGTTTAACGTCTGTTCAACGCTCGTTGGATTCTTGTTCATCGCTCGTTTAAGTGCTGATGCTTTTCCAGCCTTAGAAGCAATAGTTAATTGCTGTTTGTAATGTTCAATTTCTTTGTCGCATCTGGTGTGATGCCAGCATTTATTCTGCTCATCAAGAACAAAGAACATCTCTAAAAGACCTTCAAGAACTTCTTGATTTTCTCTAGTCCCTGTCTTCATTCCAAGTTCAAATAAATTGTTTGGCAATGGCTTTTCAGAGTCGTAATAAAGCCAAATTAACTTGAGATAAATCCCAATTTCTTCATTCGTTAAAAATGAAGTATCCTTGATGAAATCACCAATATGATGCTGATAGTAGTGCATATAAATACCGCTTTTTAAACACCCTTTGAAAGAAACTGCGGCAGGAGAAGGGTTAACTCTTTTCAGTTGGGTAGCAACTCCCAACCTAGCCGTGTTTCAAAACATTATACTAAATAAACTGGTTGTTTGTAATATCTTGTGTAAATGATTTACCAAACAAGCGTGTAGCTTGTGCGTTCATAACCGCATATTCAGCCTTAGAAAAGATACCTCTGGCATTACGAATGTCAAACGGGTTTAGCTTGTCGTAAGGCTCATCATTGGCAGCTTTGGTAGCCTCAATCATGTGTGGTGCAAGGGTGTACTGAGAAACCCATGACCGCCCCATCTTAATTTTTCCAATTGTTAATTTCTTCTTGTAACTCATCTTTGTGCAACAAGCTGCAATAGATAGTCTTGGTATGCCTGTTAAATCCTCTAGTTGGTAGGATGTAAGTGGGCCGTTTTGCAAGGCTCTGATGATAGCTTCTTGGGTCATAGAATCATTAAAGTGTGGAGTGTTTCTCGGTCTTTATGGGTCATCTCAAAGTAAATCTTAGAGGCTTTATCCTTGTGAACGTGATAGCACAGAAGATGATAGATTGAGCCTTCAAAGCTACTATGCTCAACAGCAAAGCCAAGGTGTAGCAACATCACAGACTTTTGATTAAGGTACTTGTAAATCATTTGAACCACTCTGGTCTGAGTTCTTTTAGTTGATAAATGCGTAGTTTAGGGATTGTCTTCCAATGAAAGACAGCAGCCCTAGTTATGCCAAGGATACGAGCAAGCTCACTCTGTGAG